TTCCAGATCGGAAATAGTTGAAGCGGCGCCAGCACCTATAGCAGTTGCGAGCTCGCCTTGAGTCATCTTGCGAATTAATCGCCAGTGCCGCACCCGTTCCCCGAGCGTGGATAGATTGCTCTCTTTTTTGCCCATGGGCTGATTAGGCCGCAAATCAGTTACGGCGGGGCGTTGACAAGAATTACGCCGCACCGTAATATCGCCGCCCATGAGCATATCACCCACGGCTTGGTCTTCCAAAATTCGAGATTTGCAATCCTCTGGATTGAAGCTTTCGGAAATCGCACTGGCAGTTGGTGCAGCTGTTTCGACCGTTGGGGACATAGCAACAGGGAGAACAGTCGAGCCTAAAGGAGGCGTCGCAATCAAATTGGTGGATTTGCATAAAGAGCGTTGCGAATCCCGATTGAACACCAATCGCAACACCGCCTGAGTCTTCTTCATATCTTGTTTCCTTTGTTATCCGCACAAATGCGCGGCCAAGAATGAAAGAGGGATGAAATGTTTGACAAGTTTTTATTGACATAACTGCGTTAACAAAATGACTCACCCATATGGGTGATACGGCGGGTGAAAAATTGCGTGATGAATTTCTCAAAGTGTGGGGACGCTGATGAGCATGGGGCTTACTAAAATTATTCGGTTTTCCGCAGCCAACCAAGAAACAGCCTGCCGCGCGCAAGGCGTGCGCTGAACTATGGCAACGCCACTCAAAGATTTTCGACTTGGCATTCCAGAGAGCGTGGATTGGTTTCTCGAAGGCGATGCCGTTGCTTTTGGCAAAGACAAATCCGCAATTGCTCGGGAAATATTGATTGATTGGGCGAAGAAAAAAGCACATGCCAAAAGAGTAGTCGATAAACGCATGGCGACAAACGGAATGCAGCCGGAGTTTGACTGGGAGACGCCGGAAGATGATGGAGCCACACGGAGCGGGCGCAAATGACTATTTTTTTAACCCGTTCAGATTGCATAAGGCAGCACCACCCCGTTGCGATTTTACCTTTTGCAGTCGTCTGTTCTGTACGCAAGCGCACCCAATGCGCTGGCACTATGAATACAAAAAGGGGCACAAGCTGGATCCGGACTGATCATCCGCATGCCAGTGCACAAGTCATACCTGGCACATTGTCTGCAAGCAAGTGTGCTGTCAGTAGCCTACCCATACCTGACGAGGTTGGACACCGGAGTGCTTGCAGGTGCGTGTTCCGCTACCACCAGAGCGTCACTCCCGGGGTTGGGTGCTCCCTCCCTGGGTGCTGGCGAGGAACATCGCAACAAAAGGCGGTGGCGTGATGGCTGGCTGGATAAAGATTGAAAAAGACCTCGAGACAGATCCGCGCGTCTTGCGAATGGCTCGATCGCTTGGCCAGCGTTTCAATATGTATGCAACGGATGCTGAACTTGATCGTTGTAACGCATGTGCGTTACCTACTGTAACGCTGGTGTGTGGCGCCCTTGCACGCTTGTGGATTTTTGCTGATTCACATGCTCGACAAGACAACACCATCGACATGTCGATGACCGAGTTGAACCAGTGGATCGGCATTGATGGTTTTTGCGAATTGATGCCCTCTGACTGGTTGATAGTCATCGATGAACGCACGGTGGAATTGCCGGATTATCAAGAGCATAACGGCGTCGAAGCGAGAAAGAAGGCGCTTACACAGAAACGTGTTGCTAAGCACAGAACGAACGAGAAACGCACAAGCGTTACACCACGTAACGCATCATCGTTACCAGACCAGACCAGACCAGACCTAGACCAGACCAGACCAGACCTAGACCAGACCAGAGACACAGAGGGCGCCGCTGATTCTTTGCAGGGAAAATCGGGAACACAGAAACCAGAGATCGATGTGGCTACACAACTGGCAATCGATCTGCGTGCAATGGGTGTGAACATCACCAGCCAACACCCGACGCTGCACCAATGGATCAAGGAAGGATTCACACCATCGCAGGTGATTGAGTCAGTCGGCATTGCACGGATCAGCAAGCCGAAGCCAGAAGCCATCCCGGCGAACTATCTCACGCCAATTTTGCAGGACATCAAAAACCCAGTGAAGACACGCCGATCGGAAGCGCGTGAGCATTGGCCGAAAGTGATCGAGGCAGTCAAGCGCGGAGCCTATCGAACTGATGGATTCACCCTCGGCGAAAAAATCGACAAAGCCGTGCGTGCCATTGGTGGCTATGCATCGCTTGGGCAAATCAATGTAAACAGCTTTCCATTTCTCGAGAAACAATTCCGTGAAGCTTATGCGGAGCAAGCAGCATGAGCGTCGCACGTACCAGCCGCGAAACATTCAGCGAAATTCAAAACGAGCTGCAGCCCATGGAGCGGCAGGTCATGAGTGCATTCAGAGGCGATGAGAATTTGCGATTGACCAGGCAGCGTATTGCCGACATCACCAAGTTGCCACTGTCTGGTGTTTGTGGTCGCGTCAACAGTTTGCTCGAGAAAGGAAAGCTTCAAGAGTTCGGCCACATCCGTGAAGCGGGTACCAACAAGCCACGTGCGTTGCTGGGTTTGGCTCAGATGCAGAGGGAGTTGTTTTCGTGAACGCGGATCCGCTTGCGCACGTTCGCCATCTGCCAATCCCTGAGCAGATCAAATACGGCGCGGCACGCTATGCGTTCCAGCATCGATACGAGCCATGCAAGCGTCAGTTCAACGGCGTCACCGTTACCTGGTCACGATGGTTTGAACTGGTGTTCAAGCAAACGCTCGCCGAATACACGGCATGGTGTCAACAGCAAGATTTTTATCAACGCAGCAGGAGTTCCACATGAGCGATCAGAAAGTCGATTTGAAGCAATGCGGCAAGTGCAAGTTAGTTCGCGCGACCGAGCAGTTCAATAAGAACAAGGCTACCAGCGATGGGCGTCAGGCTTGGTGCAAGGACCGCGTGAAAGAGCACGCAACAGCAAAGAGGTTGGCAGCGAAAAGCGCTGCGTAAGCTGGGCAGTAAATTACAACACATAGGGGCAATCATGCACGTCACACTGAACACCATTGGTAAGTTGGGCAAGTCGCTCAACATCAAGCGCGAGAAATTGGAAGATGACACGGAGGCAGTGATCGCGAACCTCAAGATCAGCAATATCATTATCACTCGTGAGGAAATGGATGAACTGCTGCGCATGCCAAGCGGGTGGTCGCAGCAATCGTTATACAACGAACAGGGTGTGCCCTACATCAACGTGACAATGACTGCACATCGCTTTGAATGCACGGTGACGGGACGAATCAAAGGCACAGCCGAAACGGATGAAGGCATTACGCTTAAGCAGGCCAACTGGAGCGGCGCAACCTTTGATCTTCGAACAAATAGCGCGCTGCTATCTGGAGAAATCAGTTGGAAGATCGCAGGCGATGAAGCATCTGACATTGAGCCGCTGATCGGTCGCGACTGCCTGCTTGCGTTCGTCATCCAGGATGCGCAGCAAAAGGACATGTTCGATTCTGGCAAAATCCCAGCACAGCGACTCGTCGACAGCATTCCCGGTGGCGCGAGTCTAAGCGTCAATGTCGGCGGCGAAAGCGTGGTCATTGCGTCGTCAGAGGACACGGACGAATCGGTATATGGAGATGCCTGCGTACTTATTCAAAGAGAAGGCAAGCTTTCGATAACGTCATTGCAACGATTTTTGCGAATTGGATACAACCGCGCCGCAAGGGTTCTTGAGCGCATGGCAACGGAAGGGGTTTGCATTCCTTCCGCCACAACTGGTGTATTCCATATCAAGGACTCAGTTGCATGAGCATGCCGCGATATGCAGCCAAGCGCGATGACAATGAACCAGAGCTGGTTGAATACGCGCGCGCAATCGGGTGGTTTCTTCACAAGTTGGATGAGCCATGTGACTGGCTCGGCCTTTGGCGCGGTGCCTGGTCACCAATTGAAATCAAATCAGCAACGGGCGATCTCACACCAAAACAACACATGTTTCACGCCGATGCAAAGAAGCGAAATGGGCGCGTGCTGATGTGGCGTAGCAAAGACGACGTGGATCGCGATTCAGGTGCAAGGCGCACGGCTTAACAATCAACATTTTTAATAGCAAGGGCATTTATGAGAACTCAATTGGGCATGAAATATAAGGATCGAATAACCACCTTTGTCGGTATCGCCACCGGGCGCGTTGAATACCTCACGGGATGCAATCAGGTGTTACTGAGTCCTGCAGTCGGCGATGACGGAAAGTTGCGTGACGCCCATTGGTTTGATGAGCAGCGACTAGAGCAAGTAGGCACTGACGTCATTGAACTTGATAACAGCAACGCTCCTGGTTGCGACATTCCCGCCCCAAAATATTGAGGTGATGTATGAAATGCCCAATCGAAGTGCTGGTGTTCTTGATAGCGAGTTTGATCTTTTGGTCATGGATGGCATGGGAAGGCGTTAAGGAGTATTGGCAGTACCCGCGTGGTTTTGAGAAAAGCGACGAGATGACACTTGGCATCACCGTTGCGTTGTGGGCATGGAATCTCTCACTCGTCATCAAGTATTGGTGAGCAGCCATGGTAAGAACACCAGACTTTCAACACCGTGACGGCTTCATCGAATGGTCGCGAGCCAGAACAGCCGCTCAGGCGGCATGCCGAAAGTTTAAGCGAGATCGCGAAGCCCAGAAAGCAGCGAGACTACAGGCCGAACTGGATGCATTGAAGCCGAAGTCATTGGAGATGCTTTTGTACAGTCGAAGCATTCGCATGACGATTCGCGGCGCGAAGTGCGGGTATCAAATGGGCGGCAGCAGGATTTGATGATGTATCTAGCCCGCGCAACGCATGACGGCAACGTGTATTCGCATCCAATCAATGCGCAACGCCCAGATCGGTGGCGCCATAAGGACGGCGTTACCGTGATTGAGTCTGATCGAAAGACTGCGATTGCAGTGGCGAGGTTTTTGGCGATGAACCGGCCAGAAGGCAAGGTGCTGATTCGCTTTCGCTTCACTGTGCAACCGATGAGCACCAAAGACCTTGCAGAGCGTTTGCAAGAGCAGAGCAGACGTATCGCGGCTGAATTGTTTATCTGATTGATGGGGCGAAATGGCAAGAGCGAAAACGAAAGATGCGGAACGCGACTCGATTGCGGAGTCTGGACATTGTGCGCTCTTGGAATGGGGCAAGCATGAGCGCATGAGATTCAACGCGTATCCGTCAGCGAATATCTTATGGCTGGCATCGCATGGTGGTGGGCGCACCAATCGGAGAGAGCCGGACTTGCCCGAACACTTGAAGCCAGTCGAGAGGGCGGTGCTTAAGCTGAACCCGCTTGCACGTACCCTGATCGATTGCTTTTACCTTCGTGGGAATCATCCAAAGACCATCGCCGTTAAGATGAACATTTCAGTCCGAACGTTTTATGACCGGTTGAAGAATGCCCAGTGCTATGTAGCCGGTGCGATTGCTTGAAGTCCACATGCGTCCATGGAAGTAGCGGTGCGTCCATGGTTGTCTACCATTCGCTTGATTTGTGCGCACAGAAAGAATATAAAGCGATCCATTGTGACTAACTGTCACCGAAGCCCTGAAGCGCCAAGCGCCTCGGGGCTTTTTCATGTGCCCCTGATCAGTTCTAGAATCCCCCGGAACTGAATTCGCCCGCACGGCTAACCCCGTCGCGGGCTTTTTTATTTATGCCATCCCTTAATGACAAGCAAGGCCGATTCGTCGATGAGTACCTCATTGACCTAAACGCAACGCAGGCCGCTATTCGCGCGGGCTACAGTGAAAAGACAGCTGGCCAACAGGGCGAACGCCTGTTGAAAAATGTTGAAATTCAAAAGTCCCTAACCGACCGCATGAAAAAGCGGGCAGAGCGGACTGAAATAACCCAGGACTACGTGCTGGCATCCATCGTCGAAACAATGGAACGCTGCAAACAGGCTGAGCCAGTACTTACTCCACAAGGCATACCGACCGGTGAATACAAGTTCGAGCACGTTGGCGTGCTCAGGGGTGCTGACTTACTTGGTCGACATCTTGGCATGTGGAAGCAACGATTTGAACATACTGGCAAGGATGGGGCGCCGTTGGTGCCACCACAGCCAATTGATTTGGATCAGTTCAAAGAGGCAATGCGCGAGCTGAAAGACGAGGTTTAATGTGTCGCTGACTCCGCAACAAAAGCGGCAGGCTGCAATTCAGGCGTCTAAGGCTGACTTTTATTTTTTCTCACGATGGATGTTCTTACAGCGCAAGCAATACAAATGGCTGCGCGGTGCACATCACGAGAAGATTTGCGCCGCATTGCATCGAGTGTTTACGGGTGAATGCACCCGGCTGATCATCAACGTCGCGCCGCGATACTCAAAGACAGAGCTCGCTGTTGTCAACTTCATCGCGTGGACGCTCGGGCTTGTTCCCGATGCTGAGTTCATCCATGCAAGCTACAGTGGACGACTCGCCGGGAACAATTCGTGGAACGCACGCGAGCTGGTAACGCATCCAGCATATCAAGAGATTTTCCCTGCAACCAGGTTGCGGGATGACAGCGCTGCAAAGGATGAATGGAAAACCACTGCCGGCGGCATTGTGTACGCAGCAGGCACAGGCGGAACGATCACCGGTTATGGTGCTGGTAAGGAGCGACCCGGATTCGGTGGCGCGATCATCATTGATGATCCACACAAAGCCGACGAGGCTCGCAGCGATACCATTCGCGCCGGCGTTATCGACTGGTTCCAGAACACACTGGAAAGCCGAAAGAATTCAAAGAACACCCCGATTATTTTAATCATGCAACGACTGCATGAAGCTGACCTGGCTGGTTGGCTACTTGATGGTGGTAATGGCGAAAAGTGGGAACATCTCTGCATCAAGACATTGCAGGATGACGGCACAGCGTTATGGCCCGAAAAGCATGACGCAGCATTGCTGCGAAGTATGCAAGAGGCTTCGCCGTATAACTTCGCAAGCCAATACCAACAATCACCGGCGCCGCCCGAAGGCAACATCTTCAAGCCCGACAAGATCGAGATTGTTGAAGCGATACCTGCAGGCACGCGCATGGTTCGCGGTTGGGACTTGGCGGGCACACGTGATGACGGTGACTGGACAGCCGGACCGCAACTTGGTGTCACGCCTTCTGGTCGATACATCATCGCCGACATGGTGCGACTGCAAGGCAGTCCCGATGAAGTTGAAGCTGCAATCGTCAATGCTGCAAAGCGTGATGGCGCGAATTGCAGAATCAAACTGCCGCAAGACCCAGGACAGGCCGGCAAGTCTCAGGTTGCATACCTCACAAAACAGCTCGCAGGGTTCAGCGTCACAAGCGCGCCTGTCAGCGGTGACAAGATCACGCGAGCAGAACCATTCGCTGCACAAGTGAATGTCGGCAACGTGATGATGTTGAAGGCCGAATGGAATGACAAACTGATCGGTGAACTGAGAATGTTCCCGAACGGAAAGAACGACGACCAGGTTGATGGCTTGTCGGATGCGTTCTCACTGCACAACGAAAGTACTTTCGGTCTTTTAGACTACTACCAGAAATTAGCGGAACAACATGCCGAACGTCAGCGGAATCAAAACACCAATTGAGCAGGGAATGATTGCCCGGCTTGTGCAGGGTGTTCGCTACGGCTTGACCGGTAAGATGCCACAAGATTGGTTCGGGCCGAATCAACCACTGGTACCGCAAGCACCACAGGCTGTTGGTCGCCAGTACGACTATCGCACTGGCATCAATCTCGATACGCGGCCGCGTTCAGATGAACCGATTAAGTTCTCTGACATGCGAGCGCTTGCTGATAGCTACGATTTGTTGCGTCTGATCATTGAGACTCGCAAAGACCAGATCGCAGCGATGGACTGGTCGATCAAACCGAAGGACGAAGATGCCGAAGCTGGCGATGACGTAAAGAAGATTCAAGACTTCTTCGCCTATCCAGATCAAGAGCACACGTGGGACGCGTGGCTGCGAATGCTGGCAGAAGACTTGTTTGTCATCGATGCGCCAACGATCTACCCACGCATGACTCGTGGTGGCGATGTGTATGCCTTCGAACTTGTCGATGGCGCCACGATCAAGCGCGTTGTCGACTACACCGGTCGTACACCATTGCCACCTGATCCAGCTTATCAGCAGATTTTGAAAGGGTTGCCTGCAGTCGATTATTCGCGAGACGAGCTGATCTACATGCCGCGCAATCCACGCACGCACAAGCTGTATGGATATTCGCCGGTAGAGCAGATCATCATGACGATCAACATTGCGTTGCGTCGACAGGTGCATCAGTTGCAGTTCTATACGGAAGGCAACATCCCCGAAGCGCTGATCTCAGTGCCTGAGTCTTGGAACCCTGACCAGATCGCACAGTTTCAAAATTACTGGGATAGCTTGTTGGAAGGCGATACCGCCGCACGCCGACATGCCAAGTTTGTACCCAATGGAACAAACCCGATATTCACCAAGGAAGGCACGCTCAAGGACGAATACGACGAATGGATCGCACGCATTGTGTGCTTTGCATTCAGCGTTAACCCAACGCCATTCATCAAGCAGCAGAACCGTGCTACGGCGGACAATGCTCAGTCGCAAGCAATCCAAGAAGGATTGCTGCCACAGATGAAGTGGGTCAAAGGCGTCATGGATTTGATACTGGCGAAATGGTGGAAGCGTCCAGATTTGCAATTCACCTGGGGCGAGGAAGCCGAACTCAACGCGCTTGATCAAGCCAAGGTCGATCAGATTTACGTGACGGCAAAGGTCAAGCACCCCGATGAAGTTCGCGGCGATCTTGGACTTGATCCATTAACACCCGAGCAAAAAGAAGAAATGAATCCTGTGCCCGTCGTGGGTGAGGATGGAGAGAACCCTGCAGCACCCGGCAAGCCCGGCGCGCCTTCTGCAAAGAAAGCGCCGCCGCAGGACGCCGACAAGGTTGCTAAAAAAAAACTGTACACACGCCCGCGCCGATTAATCGAGACCGCGCAGTCATAGTTCACACCCGCAACAAGTTTGCCAAGCTGATGCGCGGCAAGCTGGGTGACGACCTTGTACGCGTACAACAGGCCTTGCGAACACTTGGCAAGAGTGAACCCACTGACAAAGCCAAAAAGGCAATGAAGGCGATACAAGATGCGCTTGATGATGGCGATGCTGCGGTACTGGTTGGCGATATGGCTGATCTGCTCGAAGTCGCCACACGCGACGGTGGCGCAGAGGCTCTTGCGCAGGTTGGGATCACGAACGATGACGACATCACGTCGTTATTGAATGACAAAGCGGTTGCTTATGCCGATGAACATGCTGCCGACTTGGTTGGCATGAAAGTCGTTGATGGTGAGCTCGTCGAGAATCCTGACGCTGACTATGTTATCGATGACTCAACGCGCGAAATGCTGCGAGCGGATGTCGAAACGGCGATGCAGGACGGATTGTCGAACGACGCACTTGCCGACTTGCTCGCAGACAACTACGCGTTCAGTGATTCACGCGCTGAGCTGATCGCACGAACTGAAACAGCCTTTGCAGATGTGCAGGGCAATCTCATCGCATACAAAGAAAGCGGCGTTGTCGATGGCAAGCAATGGGTCGCAAGCCCAGGCTGTTGCGATGAATGCCAGGCGCTGAACGATGTCATTGTTTCACTTGATGACGAATTCCCGAATGACGGTGGCGATGGTCCACCACTGCACCCGCGCTGCGAGTGCGATGTATTGCCAGTACTAGCTGACGACGAATAGTTAAAGATTTATGCCCGTTGCGTACGGGCTTTTTTTATTGGAGTAATCACTATGACCGCTTTATCTGATTTTGCAGAGAACCTACTAATTGACGGGTATATGCGCGGTGGTGCATTGGGTACCGGTGGCGCAGTAAATAGCACCTCTGTTGTAAAAGGCGTTTGGACTGCTACGACTGCCTATTCTGTTGGTGACGTCGTCGTACCGCATGCCAATATGACCGGCGCAGGCGGAAAGTTCTTACGTTGCACCACTGCTGGCACATCTGGATCAACAAACACATTGGCTGTACCGAATCCAGGTTCAACGCTGACAGATAGCGGCGTGACATGGACAGCCGTGTCAGGATTGCCAGCGCTATTGACTGGCTACGTTGGGTTGCTTACTGCAGCGCCGAGCGATAGCGGCGGTGGCACAGAAGTATCCGGTGGCTCATATGCACGCGTTGCCGTCACAATGAACATGACCAACTGGGCTGGCACTCAATCCAGTGCAAGCACCACTGCTTCAAGCGGTACAGGTGGCACTACCTCAAACAATGGCACAGTGACTTTCCCAGCACCGACTGCCAACTGGGGAACGGTTACGCACTTCGCAGTATATGACCAAGCCTCCGGCGGCAATCTGATTTATTGGAGTGCACTGACCACATCGAAGACTGTTAACAATGGCGATGCAGCACCAAGCTTTGCAGCCGCTGCGTTGACGTTCCAGATCGATAATTAATCACAATGACGATCAGCACACTTGATGCGGCCCTGGCTGGGATGCAGTCGCCCATAGCAATTGCTAAGGCGCTCAGCGGTACATTGGTGGCGGGACGACCGCAATCGTATTGGCCAGTCGCTGGCCTGCCTGGTGCAGGTTCATACGATGCAACATTGAATGGTGCTATTCTATCTTCTAGCAGCACGATTCCCAATGGTGCCATTCCGCATGTCGATCCGGGTAGCGGTAATGCGTATTTGTCGCGGCTATCATTAGCTGCCACACAGGCATGCCAAGTTTGGTTGCTGGACCGTCTCTGGTGCAATCAGCTCACAGTCAATAGCACGTCGGCGCAAAGCCCGACCACACCGACATGGCCTGCTCGCGATAAAACAGGTAGCACCAATGGTGACGGCGTCCTCATCGGTATTGAGACTAGTGCTGCGGCCTCCGCCACGGCGGCGACTCTCACGATGGCGTATACCAATCAAGCAGGCACAGGATCGCGATCAGCATCATTCGCAATTGCGCCCACTGCAACAGCGACAATTGCAGGCGCATTCTTCCCGGTTGGATTGCAAGCTGGCGACACTGGTGTGCGATCAGTGCAGACGTTCACATTCGGCACTGCATGGACTACGGGCACTATCAATGCAGTCGCCTATCGTATGCTGGCAGCACTTGAACTGCCTGGCGCACTGATACCCAATGCGATTGATGCGCTGACAAGCGGATTCCCACGCTTATATAACGGCGCAGTCCCTTTCATTGTGATCGTTCCTAATACGACGACGAGCAGCAATCTGATTGGGTCATATACAGAAACACAGGGGTAATCCATGCCCCTGCAAGTCACGTCGTTCTTTTCGTTGGCGTCCAGCCCGAAAGCTGACGATCTTGAATGGAATGCTTGCCAGCGCTTAGGTGGCAAAGATGCAGGCACTGGAGATGAATTTCAATTCAGATGGAACGCGGGCAGCGCATCGATCCAGCTCTATACATCACAAGATAACGGCGCGACGTTTCCATTAAAGGCCAGTGACGCAACGACACCGTATACCGGCAACTTAACCGGCGTGCTCTGTGTTGCACAAGATGTAACTAATGGTGCCATTCATTTCTTGATGTTTGACCGCAGCGGGATTACGAATGCACGCGGTTATGGCCGCGCAACATTCACAACCAGCGGTGGCCACATCACTGGATATACATGGCAGCAGACGCCTTTTGCGTTGACCAATCATACGAACGCCGGCGCTGAACCGTACGGCGTTATCTATGTGTTTGGCTTCGGTGCTGCTGAACGTATTTTTTATGCAATCGGTTTGGCAACCGGCACGACTGACTTAACTTACTATGCCGCAGAATCATCAAATGTAACACCAAGCAGTTCAGCGAGTTTTACGGGAATTGATGGTAGCGGCTCCGATACTTTGATTGTGAATTTGACGGACGCTACTAACTCGTTGCGGACAAACCATCTAAGTACTGTTGCGTTCGCGCAGTGCGGATCAACGCAAGATTTGACGATGTTCTGCGCTCATAAATTCGCAGGCGATACGCTGAACAATACCGGCACTGGCGTGGCTGCTGCTTGGTATAAACAATGCGCTAAAGGCGCAAGCGGTTGGACAGCTCCTACATCAACGACTGTAGGCACAACCATCGTGGACGATGACGGCACGACGATACCTAACATCATGGATGTATGGAGCACCAACCAGGGTGCATACATGATGGGGATGAGTCCAACCGGAGGTGTTAGCTTCTGGTATGTAGACTCGTCTGCTGTTTTAAACGCTGTGCCTGGCAGCCCATTGCCCACGGCGCATCGTGGTGGGCTTGGAACATTCGGTGTTGATTCAAGCGGGCGTATCTGGGCAATTTATACGACACTTGGCGTTAATGACGTAGGCCCGATAAGTCAGATGGCGCATTTCGATCTGACAAAGTGGAACGTATTCAATGCTGCTTACTCATCCGATGTGATGGCGTATTCAGGAGCAGCTTGGGTCTATGGTTGCAGCGGCTTGGTGATCGAAGGCAGTTCGGTATCCCAACTGCATACAGGAACTGTGAAGGTTGCGACCCTTGTTCAACTAGGGCCTTATATCACCACCCAGCCGACCAATCAGTATGCCGCTGTAGGTGGTACATGCACCTTTACAGTTACCGGATCAGCGATAACAGGATCGCTAAGCTATCAATGGAAGACTTACAGCGTTGTTACGGGCACATTCACGAATGTAGGCACTAATTCGTCAAGCTATACAACTGGAACGCTTGCTGCATCCGATGATGGCACGCTGTTATGTTGTGATGTTTCCGACAGTACCGGTACAACCACATCAGCGATGGCAGGTATCTACATCACTGGATTGGGAGATGTAGCGAAAGGCGCACCGCTTGCTTCAGTGTGGATTTCGGGCGGTGCTTAAATGAGACAGGGTAATGCCATCCGCTCGATGATCCTGCGCAAGTCATTCTTGCCGGGCGTTGGTGATGCAGCCACGCAGCAAACCATTTTCAACGAATGGTTTTTCCCAGTGGTTACTGGCGGTTCTGCTGCATTAGCTGGCGCGGCCATTGACGTTGTTACTGCTGCTGGCGTATTGACGACGGCCATTCAGATGGCTGGTGCTGCGACTGATAACTCAGTTGCATCTGGATCATTAACAACTGGGATTGCTCTTGGAGGCAATGCTCAGGATGTTGCAACTGCAACAGCTAACTTAAGTACTGCAATTAAATTGGCAGTCAATGCAATAGCCAGTGCTTCGGCATCGGGTGCATTGACCACAGCAATACTGCTTGCCGGCACAGCCAGCGACACGGTGGTTGCAACTGGATCACTTGGCGGCACCGCTGCTGCCCTTGCTGGTAATGCTGCCGATGTTGTAACGGCAACAGGTCAACTGTTAACAGGCATCCCGTTATCTGGTGCGGCTCAGGGTGCGGCGCTTGCATCTGGATCGCTGACGACATTGATCAAACTGCAAGGCGCTGCACAAGCAATTGCCAGTGCAGTCGGTAGCTTGACCACGCAGATTCAACTTGCCGGATCTGCAATTGATACAGCGATCGCGACCGGAAGCATGAGTGGCGGCGCATTACTGAGCGGTGCAGCTCAAGCGATCGCAACGGCAACCGGCGGTCTGACAACTGCGATTCAATTGTTAGGTGCTGCATCTGATCAAGCTGCCGCGTCGGGTGCGCTATCGACTGGCATCAAGCTTGGCGGTAACGCATCGGATACTGTTATTGCAACCGGATCACTGCAATCGAATGCAGCGGCGTTAGTAGGTGCAGCACAGTCAATCGTCACCGCGATTGGAACCCTGACAACAGGCATACCGCTTGGTGGTGGCGCTCAATCAGTGAGTGCTGCAGCAGGCGCGCTCAGTACTTCTATCAAACTGTTCGGTGCTGCACAAAGTGCAGTCATCGCCAGTGGCGCATTGACAACGGTCGCGTTGTATTTCGCAAGTGCACTGACAATTCGCGCGCCAAAGCGTGATTACACGGTGTCGCTTGTTCCGTCTGATTTTTCTGTGACGCTAAGGCGTCGAGATTTCACAGTGACGCTATGACAGAACGATTTAAAAAACCAATTCGCCCAGGCGAAAAGCGTCAGCTGATTTATGACTTCAGTGACGATCTCGCCACGGGTGAAACGTTGTCTGGCACGCCTACGATTGCGTTCGATACGGCATTTGGAACTGATGCAAGCCCCAATTTGCTGGCTAACGGTAGCGCGTCGATTGATACGACCGGAACCATGATCATTGTCCCCGTCATCGGTCGCACCGATGGCTGTGATTACGGTGTCGCAGTGACATGCAGCACCACCAATTCATTCAAGGCACCGTCATTGCGAGCGGTGCTATCTGTTCGTTCTTAGAGGATATACATCATGCGTCTATACGCTGAAATTGCAAAGATTGAACCGCAGGATGATGGCACGTTGAAAGTGTATGGCTATGCCAGCAGCGAGGCCATTGACGCCGACGGCGAAGTAATCACATCCGATGCGATGAAAGCCGCATTGCCTGATTATATGAAGTTCGGCGCTGTGCGTGAAATGCATCAGGCGATCGCCGCCGGCACTGCCATTGAAGCCAAAGTAGAAGACGATGGAAAAACTTCATTCGGTGCGCACATCGTTGACCCGATTGCGGTCAAGAAAGTGAATGCAGGCGTTTATAAAGGTTTCAGCATCGGTGGCAAAGTCACCAAGCGCGATGAAGCCGATAAGACTCGCATCACTGGTTTGAAGCTGATCGAAGTTTCACTGGTTGATCGCCCTGCAAATCCAGAAGCGGTGCTGACCTGCTACAAAGCGGAATCAGTCGAAATGACCGACGAGGAAGCCGTCGAAGAAATCGCGAAGATGCTGAATGAGAAAAAGATTTCAGCAACGGTATTGCTTAAGGCCGGACAGAAATCAATTTTAGTTATTGAACCACGCGCGAAGATCGTGCCTGCAGTAGTTCAAAAGGGCATGTATTCTCTGCAAGACTTCGTATCAGTGCTTTCGCAGATTGGTTGGCTTGCTCAAGACTCGGCAAGTGAAGCGATATGGGAAGGCGACAACTCTCCGCTTTCGATGCAACTTAAGGACTGGCTGGCAACCGGCGTCATGATCTTCGAGAACATGGTCACCGAAGAAACAAGCGAACTGCTGGCATCGCTTAAGGCAGCAGTGCCAAGTGAAATGCAGAAGTACAGCCGCGAAATGGTCGACCACGTGGTTGAAGGATACGACAAAGTATCCAAGGCGTTGTATAGCGCTGGATGCCGCGGCGACATGGTTGTGTTCATCGACGAACTGTCAAAGGGCATCAGCCTTGCCAAAGCTGGCGCCAAGTACAGCAAGGAAACAAAGGCCGTGCTCGCTGATGTGCACAAAGCCATGAAAGATTGCTGCGCCAAGATGGATGGAATGGGCTACGACAAGGACGATGACAAGCAGGGCGACGACGACAAAGACAAAGCCGCTGCAATTGAAGTAGCGAAAGCCGAACCCGCAGTTGAAATATCCAAGACGGAATCACCCGACGAATTGCTGAAAGGCGAACTCGCCAAGCGCGATGAGAAAATCGAAACCTTGGTGAAAACCGTCAGCACGCTTGAGGCGCAAGTGCAAGTACTGAACGCGCAGCCATTGCCGGGCAAGGCTCTATTGAAAGCCATCGGCAAAGGTGAAGACATCGTTGTCGCAGACAAAGACCCAGAGATCAAACCAATTTTGAAGGCGGACGGTAGCGTCGATGATGTTGCCACGCTCATCAAAGCCGCGCATGCCACAGGCGGCAAAAAATTCAATCCACTTACTTCATCCCTTTAACCCACTAACCATCTAATCACTCAACCACGAACAAGCCGTGCATCCGAAAGGGTGCGCGGTTTTTTTATGTCAGGAGAAATCACCATGAACGTAAACACTCAAGAGACATTGGCTCTGCTGAAAACCGCGCAAGCTGCCAGCAATGCCGACATCATCGCAAAGAACTTTACCCAGCCCAGCACAGCGACTACTGGCTTACAGGCTTATGACCTGGAAGCACCCAGCAAAAAGCTGTATCCAGTACTGACCCCTCTCCGCAATCGCATTGCGCGTGTTGGTGGTGGCTTTTCTATTCAAGCGAACTGGAAGGCGATCACCGGCATCAACTCTCAAAACATCCGTGTAGGTGTTTCAGAAGGTAAGCGCGGCGCGCAGATCAGTCACACCTTGACTGAAAACCTTGCTGCATATCGTGGCATCGGTTTGGAAAAGAGCGTGACGTTCGAAGCGGATTATGCCGCACGCGGCTTTGAGGACTTGAAGGCAGGTGCAGTATTGCAATCTCTGCAAGGCTTGATGGTTGCTGAAGAGCTGATCATCCTTGGTGGCAATACCAGTCTTGCGCTTGGCACGACTCCGACACCTACACTGAGCCAAGGCGGCTCGGGCACATTGGGCAATGCCACATACTCGGTCATCTGCGTTGCACTGGGTTTGCAAGCTTATTGGGATCTGGCCGGTGCCAACAATGGCAATGTGAACCAGAGCCTGAATCTTGCAACGGCAACCGTTCCAGCTCAAATCGTCCGCACAAATGCTGATGGAACCACTGACACCTTTGGTGGCGGCAGTGCACAGAAATCTGCTGCGGCATCACTTGCTGTCACCGGTGCCCAGAACTTGTTCGCAACTGTAGCCGCTGTTCGCGGTGCCTATGCATATGCATGGTTCGTTGGTACAGCAGGCAGTGAAAAGCTGGAGAAGGTCACCACGATCAATTCAGTTTCATTCACGACCGCGCTTGCAGGTGTTGGTCAACTTGCTACTGCATTAACTGGTGTGGACAGTTCTACCAGCGTACTGGAGTTTGATGGCTTGCTGACCCAAGCCGCGAAGTCTGCAAACAATGCATATTTCAATGCATTGGCAACTGGCACACCTGGCACTGGTACGACATTGACAGCGGGTAGCGGTCGCATTGTTGAAATTGATGTGGCCTTGGCTAACTACTATCAGCAATACCGTTGTCAGCCTTCGGACATCTACCTGAACTTCAACCAATTCCAGAAGATCACTAACTTGGTATTGGGTAGCACGAATCCAAACGTGCAGTTCATTGTTGATCCGAATTCTCCGATGGAGATGGTTGCTGGTCGAAATGTCGGCAAGTATCTGTCGCCTATCACTGGCGAGATCATCAATCTGGTTGTGCATCCCAATATGCCGCCCGGCACGATGATGTTCTATACCGGCTCTGTGCCTGCTTATGTCGATGGCGTTACCGACATCTGTCGTGTACGTACTCGCCAAGAGTACTACCAGATCGAATGGCCGCTGCGTACTCGCAAGTACGAATACGCCGTGTATGCCGATGAAGTGCTGCAACATTTCATCCCATTCACTCTGGGTATCATCAGCAACATCGCCTAAGCAATCGGCACGAAATCTGGAGCAAGGACGCTCCCCATTCACTCGATCTCATTCGGAGTAATCATGAAAGTAAAATTCCCAAAGGGCTGCCCTTCGGTTTCGCACGCAGGCGAAATCATTGAAGCCGACGAAAACGGGTTCGCGGACATTAGTGCAGAGGCGTTTGCGGATCTGCAATGTCATGGTGTTGTTGTCGCACAAGACCTTCCAGAGGATGAGTCTGAAAACGATGCCGCCGGCAACGATGCTTCTGGCAAGCCATTAACAAAGGCTCAACAGAAAGCCGAAGAAAAACGCATTGCTGCTGAAAAAGAAGCCGCCGAAGCTGCCGCTGCCGCTGCGGGCGCTGGTCAGTAACCAATGACCGATTTAACGACATTGGATAGCGTCAAGGCGTGGCTGAAAATCACAGGCACGTCTGACGATGCATTGCTGAAGCGTTTGATCACTGCGTCCACGCAGTTCATCACGCAATGGCTCAATCGGGACATCTTTCAACAGTCCTACACCGAGTCACGCAATGGTACCGGCGGCACTCGTATGTCGCTGGCGAATTATCCAGTTACGGCGGTCGCTTCATTGTCCATTGATGGGACCACCATACCCGTGTCGACCGATTATACGGTCAACGGGTATGTGTTCGACAGCCAGCAGATCATGTTGCGTGGCTACAGATTTAACCGCGGATTTCAAAACGTGGTACTGACCTACACCGCTGGTTATGTGGCCGTGCCGGCAGAACTTGAACAGGCATGCATTGAGCTGTTGTCGCTGCGTTACAAAGAGCGCGATCGCATCGGCATGACATCCACCACGGTGAACGGAAACGAAACTGCAGCGTACTTCACGGGCGACATGCCGAAGTCAGTGCAGACGATGCTGCAGAACTGGAAGCGGGTCATTCCCGTTTAACGATGCTCAAGGGATATGTCATCGGTGGCGAGCAGGTTGTCGCCAAGTTTCAAGTCATGCCGCAGGAATTCCATGCGGCATTGAAAAAGGGAATCACTCGCGCCGTGATCATGGTGCAGAAACTCTCAAAGCAAAAGCTTAATGGCGAAGTACTTAATGTTCGGTCTGGTCGCTTGCGTCGATCGATCAATACAAGAGTCACCGAGGCAGCCAGCAAGGTTGAAGGAATCGTCGGCACAAACGTCGAGTACGCGCACGTGCACGAGTTCGGCTTTCACGGGATGGTGACGGTGCGTGAACACATACGACGCGCCAAGAGCGGCAAGGAATCAATGGTGCGATCGCAATCAAGGAAAATGGACGTACCTGAAAAGTCGTTTTTGCGCTCAGCGCTGAAAGAGCTGGAGCCAGAGATTCAAGGCGAGATTGAAGGTGCAATCAATACCTATTTGAAGGCAAGCTAACCATGATCCGTGAGCCGATTTATTCAGCGCTGTTCAATTTGCTGAGAGCAAGTGCACAGTTTCAAACGACATCGCGTCGTTTCCAGCACTGGACAAACGTCTCCGCTCCGGATCAACCAGCGTTGTACATGATGCCTCGCACGGAGGGCGCTGAAACAGTCCCAGGTCTTAACACCATATGGACGTTGCAAGTTGATGTGATGATCTACGTCAACACTGGTGGCAATGATGAGATTTCGCCGAACGAAGTATTGAACCCATTGCTTGACGCAGTGGTTGCATCAATTGCGCCCAGTACCATTACCAACAAGCAGACGCTTGGTGGTTTGTGTGAGCACTGCTGGATCGAAGGGCAGATTCAAACCGATGAGGGCGTGTTGTCTGATCAAGGTTTCGCGCTCATTCCAATTTTTATTAAAGTTTCCTCTTAATCACTAACCCCACTTAATCCCCGACCAGGGCCGCCATTGTGCGGCCTTTTTTTTGGAGTAACAAATCATGCAATTACTATTCGGCGCTGGCCAGATGTATGTCACCCCGCTGTTAGATGCTAATGGCAATAGCATTGCCAATCCGACAAGCTACCCCTTGCTTGTAATGCAGGAAGGCGCTGTCGACGAAAGCGCCGACAAAAAGGAATTGTTCGGCCAGAACCAGCGCGCTGTTGCGACTGGTCGCGGAAAGGTAACGACAACGCTCAAAGTAAAGAGCGCGCGCGTTCTGGCGAATGTCTGGAACACAATCTATTTCGGTCAAACCGTCAGCAACGGATTGATCGCTGCATTCACGGATACAGCGGGCACTGCGATTCCTTCAACGCCATTTCAGATCACAATTGCTCCGCCAAGCTCAGGCACTTTTGCTGCCGATTTGGGCGTAATTGATCAGAACGGCAACCCAATGACTCGCGTCGCCTCTGCGCCTGCAACCGGCCAGTACGCCGTCAACGTCGGTACCGGCGTTTACACCTTCGCTGCAGCGGATACGACAAAGATTGTCTATATCAACTACCAATACACAGCGAGCACCGCTGGCATTGGCTTCAAGCAAACGGTTCGCAATTTAGCGATGGGTTATGCGCCCACCTTCCGTGCGCGGCTGCAGGTGGATTATCAAGGCAAGAAGTTCCACCTGGATGCGCGTAACTGCATCTGCACGAAGTTCGGCTTGCCATTCAAGAACGAAGACTTCGCAGTCCCCGAGCTTGATTTCTCGCTCATGGATGACGGCGCCGGCAACGTATACGACTGGTCAACTTCGGAGTAATTGAATGGCTGATAGAACTTTGATCGATGGCGTGCCAATTTCGTTGGGCGGGAATCAGTACACGGTTCCCGCGCTTTCGCTTGGCCAGGTTAAGCGATTGATGCCTGATATTGATAGCGTGACTGCGAATGGAACGCCGCAGGATCAGGTTGTCAGCTCAGCAATCAAGATAACCACCGCAGCACTATCGCGAAACTATCCAGAAATCACCGCTGAACAGGTTGAGGAAATGCTCGACCTGTCCAACTTCAAAACGGTGCTTGATGCAGTGATGGGTATCAGCGGGCTTGTTCCATCGGGGGAAGCGACGGGGGCGACGGGCCGTTAGATTGGGGCGATTTGTACGCCCACCTTTTGACCTGTTTCCCCGGATGGACTTACGAGTATATCGACGAGCACATGACCATTCCGCGTGTGCTCGAAATCAATCAGTACCAAGCCAAGAGCCCACCATTGCATGTGATGGTGGCTGCTTATCTTGGTATTGGATCGAAGTCATCCAAATTGATTACCGGTGATCAAGCAGTGCTTAAGCCGATCGATCCCAATGACCAGCAATTTGCAAAACTGAAATCAGAATTCAATGGCCGAAAATAACACACAAGTCAAGATCATAGGCGATGCGAGTGGCGCCCAAGAAGCGATGCGTCAGGCTGCTGCGTCCGTGAAAAATGGTGTCGCCCAGATGAAAGGCGGTTTTGAATCTCTGCAAGGCGTGTTCACCAAATTCAATGGGATCATGATCGGATTGTCTGCCGCACTTGCTGGTGGCGCAATGTTCAAGGACTCCATCGAAGCAACAATGAATCTGACGAAGGAGTCAATGTCACTCGGTAAGCAGTTCGGCATGACTGCTACTGAAGCCAGCATTTTGAAGGTTGCGCTTGACGATGTATTTGTGTCGCAAGACACGCTGTCGACGGCAGCAAACAAGTTGACCACAACGATGCGAACCAATGAGGTCGCGATCACATCGCTCGGCGTTAAGACACGCGATGCGAGCGGCCATTTCCGATCAACCTTTGATGTGATGCAGGATGTTAACAAGCGCCTGCTTGATTTCAAGGAAGGTATTGACCGCAACATTGAAGGCCAGAAAATCTACGGGCGATCATGGGCAGAGGTCGCGCCCACATTGAAACTGACTGCAGAAGTCATGGAGGAAGCGCGCAAGAAGGCCGAAGCCCTTGGCCTGCTGGTTGGCGAAGAAAACGTCCAACAGGTAAAGGCATACCGATCTGCAATGAACGAGATCGACGATGTGATGCTGGGTATCAAGAAGACCATCGGTGATGCGCTTATGCCATCACTGATCAAGTCTGGCCAATGGTTCGGCAATATCGGTCCGCAAGCCGTGGATCTGACACGTCGTGCCATTGTCATTTTGACCGATGTCATCAGCATCTTCACAGATCGAATCAAGGTTGCATGGAACGTGCTGGCGATGTTCGTTGAGTTTTCAGTCACTGCGCTCGCGATGGTTGCCGACATTGCCATCAAAACAGCCAAGGGTGATTGGACTGGCGTCAAGGCTTCGTGGGAAGCCGGCATGGATCAGATCAAGGATGTTGTGAAGACTCGCTCGCAGAACATTAAGGATGCAATGGCCGATGCAGCCAATTCAGGCAAGGAAATATTTGCCGCAATCAATGGCACCCTACCAAAGAGCCAGGTCACTGAATCAAAAGCACCAGCTGGCGGCGTCGAGAATTCCTCTGGTGGGCAGAAGAAGTCAACCGCAGGCAATATGTTTGCTGCCATGCAATTGCAGTTAAAGCAGATCAAGGATGCCCAGGGCGAAGCCCGCGAACAAGACCTTGCAGCGGATCAGCAATACTGGACTGAAAAACTTGCCACCGTTAAAGGCAATACCGAAGAAGAAAAGAGCCTTCGCGTCAAGATTGAAAGCGAAATACTATCCGTCAAGAAAGCGATCCGAGCACAAGAGCGTGCGCTCGCAGAAGAAGACATCAGCTTCGACAAGAGCATTGGCGAGCAAGAGATCAGTAACAAGCGTGCTGCCTTGCAATTCGGCGTCGACATGGGCAAGACGACCGCCAGGCAGGAAGCCGCAACGCTCAAGCAACTTGAACAAGAAAAGTACCAGATTGAAATGGCAGCGCTGAATAAGCGCCTTGAGCTGGTCAAGGCTGATGCGCTCAAGCGCAAACAAGTTGAAGATCAGAAGGTATTGCTTGAGAAGCAACACACGGCGCAGATTCTTCAAATCGAACAGCAAACAGCGCTGAAAAACCAGATGTTCTGGCAGAACATGATGTCGCCCATTGCTCATACGATGGCGAATACCGTCAAGGGAATGATCCAGCATACGATGAGCCTCAAGCAGGCACTTGCCAACATTGGGCAACAGATTGTTGAGCAGTTCATCGAATATGAAACTGAAAAGTTGACGATGGCACTCACAGCAGAAGCGACTAAAACAACTTCTGCTGTCGTGGGCGCGGAGATACGCGCTACCGCAGAAGAAACCGGCGCCAAGCGCGGCCTGATTGCAACCATCGCTGCCGCACTCAAGACCATCGCGATCAATGCCGTGAAGGTTATCTCCGGTGTATGGTCAGCGATTTCAAGTATCCCGATTGTCGGTCCCTTCCTTGCGCCTGTACTCGCGCTTGCTGCTGGTGCTGCGGTGTATGGACTCGCCAGTCGCATCTCGTCTGCCAAGGGCGGCTATGACATTCCGAGTGGCGTTAATCCAATGACGCAGCTGCATGAAAATGAAATGGTGCTGCCTGCCAAACATGCAAACGCGATTCGACGTATGGCGGATGGCAATGGTGGTGCTGGTGGCAGACCACTGCATGTTCACTTCAACGTTCAGGCGATGGATAGTAAATCTTTCAGTTCATTTCTTTCTAAAAACAGTCGAGCCATTGCCGGTGCTCTGCATCAGGAAATGAGCCGCTTCAATGCGATGCTTACATGAGCAGTCTCGTTTTCCCGTCCAACATTCCCGGCATTCTGTTCGGGGTTACTCGCACGCCCATATTCAAGACATCTGTCCAAGAAGCAGTGAGCGGAAAAGAGTCGCGATTCTCTTTCATGCAATACCCACGGGTGAAGTTCAACCTGCAATACGAATTGCTGCGTGATGATTACAACCAGACAAACTATTGTATTTGGTCACAAGATTTAGACGCTGGCGGTAGTTGGACCAAAACAAACAATGGAACGGGGGTTCCTCCAGTAATTACGCCAAATTATTCGCAAGCACCAGACGGTACTTTTACAGCGGATCGCGTTTTCTTCAATCGTGGCGCGGGTACCACATCGTCTGATTTTTCTCGGATATATTCGAATATTGTCACTGCTCTTGGGGGCCAATCCACAACTTCATCAATTTGGATGAAAACAAATGATGGAACAACTCGAAATATTCTATTAGAAGTGGATCAAAATGTTGCGTCCCGTCTTTTCTCTGTTACTCCGAATTGGCAGAGATTTTCATTCTCAGTTAATTCTGCCAATGCTTTTGCAATCATTGATCTATATTTAATTGGAAGCCTTGAGCCATCAAGCACAGCGGACATTTCCATGTGGGGCGGGCAAATAGAAACCGGCCAAAATGCAACAACCTATATACCGACAACATCGGTACCCAGTGGTGGTAGCGAATTGCGCGCAATCGATGGATTGTTTGAAGCGATGCAGGGGCAGTTCGATACGTTCTTGTATCAAGATCCTGACTTCAACACTGTAACCGCAGAACAGTTCGGAACTGGCGATGGCGCAACGAGTGCATTCCAGCTTACCGCAAAATTCCAAAAGACCGGCGGACCTGGCTGGCCGAACATTATCCAGAATTTCAACGGCGCACCGGTAATTTATCGCAATGATTGGCAGGGCAATCAGCTTCTGTATTCAGTGCCGCGCACAAATTATGCGATTCAGAGTGAAAATTTAAATACAACATGGACTTTCACAAATGCAAACCCAACTGGGCCAGTTACTTCACCTCGCGGCGATGCATCCGCCTATTTGATAAATGAAACAACGGCCAACGCTCAGCACTATGCATATGAACAACCACTAAGCTCTATTGGTAACGCAACTGTTACGGCTTCGTGTTGGGTAAAGGCATCAACGACATCGTGGTGCTATCTTCAATTGACAGAAACAACCGGCAATCAGTCGGCTTATTACTATTTTAACTTAAGTGGTGCTGGATCATTGGGGTCAGCTGTTTCTACAGGTCCGAATTGGTCCACTCCAAGTGCTGGTATTACCGCTTATCCAAATGGTTGGTATAGGATTTTTATCGTTTCAACAAAATCCGCTACCTCTTCAAATATTCAAATGATATTAGGAACGGCTCAGGCAAATGCGACGCCAACATATGCCGGAACTGTCGGACATGGGATTTACTTGTGGGGAGCGCAAATAGAATTGAATTCATTGATGTCCGCCTATTTCCCAACAGCATACATCCCCACCACAACAGCAGCCGTCGGCGTCACTGACTACACGCTCGGCGCAACCGGCATCATCACGCTTGCTGTTGCACCAGTCACTGGCGCACTCATGACATGGACAGGTTCGTTTTTTTACCGCTGTCGCTTCACCACTGACACGCTTGATTTCGTCAAGCATATGTACAAATGGTGGCAGCTCGATTCGCTTGAATTCATTTCGGTCAAGTTATGAAATCAGCGAGCGCAGCAACCTTGGCCATTCTTTCGAGTGGTCAGTTCTACCGTGCCGATATGTATGACATCACGCTGAAAGGTGGTGGCACATATCGATTCACGACGGCAGAGGCATTGCCGCCGGTCGGTGGCAATACTTATGCAACCAACTTAATGATCAAGCGTGGATCAATCAGCCAGAAAGCGGGACTACAGATCGGAAGCCTTGATATTTCCATTGCGCCGCAATTTGATGATCCCGGTGGCGGACCGATTGTTGGCGGCTTACCAATACTGAAAGCGTGCTCGCTCGGATTGTTGGATAACGCCGATGTGCTGATGTCGAAAATATTCCTGTCGAGTTGGACGGATACATCACCTGGTGCAGTGCCATGGTGGCGCGGAAGCATTGATAAGGTTACGCCAGGGCGTCGGATGGCAACACTGTCATGCAATAACGTCATTTCTCAATTGAACTTGCCGATGCCGCGCAATGTGTATCAATCGGCCTGTCTGCATGCGTTGTTTGATACTGGGTGTGGACTCGTCAAAGCGACCTATACCAACACTGGAGCCGTCAGCGGAACGCCAACAAACATCACATTCAACACCGGCCTTACTCAGGCTGATGGTTATTTTGATCTTGGCGTAATCACGTTTACCAGCGGCGCAAACAACGGATTGTCTCGCACCATCAAGTCATTCCTGCATACCAGCGGTGTGGTGACGATGATCTACCCGTTACCCTCTGTGCCAACGGCGGGCGATACATTCTCGATTGTTCCCGGCTGCGACAAGTTGCAGGCCACCTGTGCATCTAAGTTCAGCAACACGATTCACTTTCGTGGCTACCCCTACATTCCAAACCCAGAGACGCCATACGACGGTGGCGCAGCCAATGTGCAGGCCGCGCCCACCACTGGTGGACAGAAAGAAATCCGCGTCGGCTCTGGTTATAGCGGCAACTCTAAGCAGATTACCTATGTGCCTTAACGATAACGAAGACGCGATATTGCGCATGCGCATTGTCGATGAGGCAAGGTCATGGCTCAGTACTCCATACCATCACCTTGGCGACATCAAGGGTATTGGTGTTGATTGCGCAATGATTCTGGTGCGCGTCTATCAAGCGGTCGGGATGGTGCCCACTGACTTCGACCCGCGCCCATACGAGGCGGAATGGTATCTGCATCGTGACGAAGAACGCTACATGGCTGGCATGGAGCAATACAGTCATCGCATTGAATTGGCAGATGCAAAGCCTGGTGACATCGCACTCTATCGGTTTGGCAGAACGGCTGCGCACGGCGCAATCATTGTTGATCATGAAATGATGATTCACGCTTACAAGCCGCATGGAAACGTTGAGCTTTGCGAAATGCGCACGCATGAACATCGGCTTGATAGTGTTTGGAGTCTTTTCTAATGGGGTTCTTTGGTAAGCCAAATGACCCGAATAACTGGGTTCAGAATATTTTCAGTGGCGACCCGGTCGGCGCGTTTCTCGGAAAGACTCTCTACAAGGCAATATTTAAGGACAAAAAAGATACTCCGGCGGAAAGCCGTTACAACGGCATCGAAGTTCAGAAAAGCATCTATGGTGATCCCGTTCCGCTCATCTATGGGCAGCAACGTCTGGCATGGAATTTGGGCTGGTACGCTAATTTCAAAGCAACGCCATCATCAAGTAGTGGTGGTGGTAAAGGTGGCGGTGGTGGTGGCGGCGCTCAATCATCATTCACCTATAGCGCATCACTGCTTGGATTCTTATGCGAGGGAAGTATTACCGGCATCGGCAATGTATGGGCCGATAAAACCATCACTACCATCGGCGCGCTTGGATTGACGCTGTTCTATGGCACTGGCGGCCAGACCACCTGGTCTTACTTGACGACGAACTTTCCGACGCAGGCCATACCGTATGATCACACGGCATATCTGGCATCGGGTGCATTCGATCTGAAAGACTCGCCCGCGCTGCCAAACTTGAGCTTTGAGATTAACGGGCTGCAGCAGTATGGCCTCAATGGCATTTTCGATGCAGAGCCGTCCGCCATCCTCACTGACTATTGCACTGATGCGAATCATGGTTGCAACTTCAATGCGCTGGGTTCACTGACGAACTACCAAAATTATTGCAAGGCGATGGGATTTTTCATCAGCCCCATTGAAACATCGCAGCGGCCCGCAATGGACTTCATCAAAGAGCTGCTCGAAACAACAAACAGCCAGGCATTCGAATCGGCTGGCGTTTTGAATATTGTGCCGCTGGCTGATGCTTCAGTCACTGGCAATGGCGCAACCTACACGCCAAACATGACGCCGCTATTCACTTTCGGCGATGATGATTACATCTACGAGGAAGGCGACGACCCGGTACAGGTATCACGCAAAGCGCAATCGGACATGCGCAATGTGGTGCGACTGGAATACCTGAATCGCGCCAACAACTATAACACCGCGATCATGGAGGCCAGCGACGCACAGGACATATCGCTAAACGGTATGCGTGTTTCGCAAACGAAGACCGCACACATGATCACAACGGGTGTCGTTGCGCGCGCCGTTGCGCAGATACTGCTGCAGCGCAATTTGTATTACCGATGTGCGTATCAATTCAAGGTGCGCGTCGATTACTGCTTGCTTGAGCCGATGGACATTGTGGCGCTTAATGATAGCGGCCTTGGATTAGTGAATCAGCGTGTGCGCATTACGGAGGTCGAAGATTCCGAAGAAGATGAGATAACCATCACCGCTGAAGAACTGCCGCTCGGCCCTGCCGGTGCGCCTGTCTATAACTTCCAAGCGGAGCAGGGTTACTACGCAAACTATGCGACTGCACCAGGTAGCGTGCAGGCACCATACATTATTACCGCACCAGCTTTGCTGGTTGATCCCGGTGGTGGTTATGAAATCTGGATTGCGGTAGGCGGGCCCAGCGCGTCCAGCAATTGGGGTGGCTGTCGCGTATTGATGAGCCGCGACAATACCAACTATGTCAGCGTTGGAACGATATATAGTGGTGCGCGCTATGGAACATTGACTGCATCGCTTGCCAGTGGCAGCGACCCTGACAGCACGCACACGTTGAGTATTCAGCTCAATAATACCGCTGCAGTCATGAGCTCAGGATCAACGGCCGACGCTGACAACATGAATACGCTGATCTATGTTGATGGCGAGATCATGTCATATAGCACAGCGACGCTGACAGGTGCTGGTGCTTACAACTTGACCTATTTGCGGCGCGGCAAATATGGAAGCATTTCAGGTTCGCATTCCAGTGCCACCCGATTCATTCGCCTTGATGGTTCAATCTTCCGCATGCCGTTCGATCCTGGAATGATCGGACAGACTCTCTACTTCAAGTTCCAGAGTTTTAACATCTTTGGTGGCGGGCTTGAATCAATGGGATCGCTCACGGCCTACTCATATACTGTGACGGCTGGCAGTTCGCAGATCACGACAGCGAACGGATTGACCTTGATCCCACGTGGCGCATGCGCAGTCATTGGAAATTCAATATTCAAGAACGCCTCCGGATCATCGGCATGGGATTCGGATTGCTACAGCCTGCAAACGTTCTCCAGCGGGTGCGCGGTTTCATTCAGTGCAAACCAGACGAATAGCGAGTTGATGATCGGCCTGAATTCAGATCCGACGACTGATCAAAGTTACACATCGCTTGATTATGCGTGGTACTGTGACGCAGCTGGAAATCTCAGCATCTATGAGAACGGATCAAGCGCTGCAACAGCTGGCACATACACCACTACAACCGTACTGCGCATCGAATACGACGGTCAGCGGGTGATGTATTTCAAAGACGGGACGATGCAGCGCAGTGTTCTTGACAAGAACAAAACATTCGCACTCGATTCCAGTTTCTATACTCCCAATGGGTCGGCACGCAATGTGTTTTTTGGCCCTACTGGAATGGTTACGCCGTCGCCCTATCTAACGCGGGGCAATTGCGTTGTATCTGATGCGAGCATTCAGAAGATTGGCGGGTCAGGCGCATGGGACAGTGATTGTTATTCGGTTATCGGATATCAGCAATGCCATGTGACATTCAAAGCAAATCAAACAAACCTCGCTTTCATGGTTGGCTTGAATACCGATCCGCTTACAGATCAAAGTTACACATCGCTTGATTATGCGTGGTACTGCGACAGCTCAGGAACGCTGCGAATCTATGAGGCCGGGTCGGAGGTTGGCTCCGCATTGGGCGGCACCTATGTGACATCGACAGTGATGGCCATCACTTATGATGGCAGCACAGTGACTTATTGGAAGGATGGCGTTTCGATTCGAACGGTATCCATCAGTTCACTGACGCTGTTTATGGATTCCAGCTTCAACGGTGTTGGCTCCGGATGTAACTCGCTGCGCTATGGGCCGACCACGAATCTTTCAGTGGTTGATACGATTCAGTTGGCTGCGAATGCAGCAACAGACGTCGTGTTTTCGACAGTGTCGCTGGTCTCTCAGATTACAAGTGCCGTTACGCGTGTTGCCCTGGGATCCGTAACATTGGGGCCCTATGCGTTTAATACCAAAATTGTTGTAACCGTAACAGCAACAACGACATTACCGGCAAGCGGTTCAACAAATCCGGTTAGTTTGGATGTTGCTATTGATACATCATCGACGGGTACAAACAACAACGACACAGTCGCTTATAACAATACCAGTGCCAGCAGCATCTATTCAATTGCACGTGAATATACTTTTTCATTGGCTGCGGGCACTACGCAGACTTACTACGCGAATGCAAAATCCGCAGCGACCGGAACACCAGTCTTTGTAGACATCAAAAACATTGTGGTCAAAGGCGAGGCAATCAAGGCATGAAAACTTGCAGTTTGTACGATCCAGCCACAGGGATTTTCAACGGAATGACTATTTCGGCAAGCGATGAAGAATTGCTGAAGAAGAATATCCCTGATGGTTGCGGCGCCATCGATGGCGTGATTGATCATTTAGCGTATAGCGTTGATATTGAAACCGGCACCGTGGTTGACTATCAGCCGCCGCAACCAAATGACGATCACGAATGGATAACTGACACGAAGCGCTGGCAGATCAAGCCAGACATCATAAAGAAGCAACAAGATAAAGCGCAGGCGCTTGCGCAGTTGCAACTGCTCGATGCAAAACACCTACGCGCACTCGATGAGGTTATTGCAGAACCCGACAACATGGTTGCGCGCGACAACCTTGATGCGATTCGCAAGCTGAAAATTCAACTCCGCAAAAAGCTGGTGTAACCATGATCATTCTGCTGAAGACGTTGCTCTTTATCTGGCAGGCATTGCTATGCATGCAAGTTGTCCCGGCGATCATTGTGCCGCTATGGATGCTCTGCACTGGCGCCAGAACAGCAAAACCATTCGGCTGGTGTTATTTCGCTGCTGTTCAAGTTGTTGCCCTGGATGCGGCCATCATCGGTTGGCTGTTGTTAATTGCACCTTGCGCAATGCGTGCGTGGACACCAGTCGAACAAATCTATCAAGCCGACTGGCAGCGAGAACTTGGCCTGCCAAAGAAGACCATCGAGATATGGTCATGGGCTTGGCTCAATCGCGTATGGGGTAACGACGAAGACGGTGTGGTTACTGGCTTGTGTGGCAATGTCGAATACAACCCGGAAGCATCACGCTGGGGTGCATATCTCTGGAGTGCATGGCGTAACTCGGCAAACAACTTGCGCTTTGTATTCCGCTGGAAGGGCGGTCCGTTCTATCGCTGGGAAAATTCAGCGCATACAAAGTACTTCCAGCTCGGCTGGTATCCCAATGGCTTCCCAGTTATTTCGGGTGGTGCGAAATGACCGACCAACAAGAAAAGCAAAACCATCGGCGTGAAGACATTAAGGACGCTATGAAGGAAGCAATGCGTGAATGGCTCGATGACAAATTCGCAGAGGTCGGTCGCTGGGGACTCAAGAGCCTTGCTGCACTTGCGATCGTTGCATTGCTTTGGTTGATCCTTGTCACGCACGGTTGGAAACCACCACAACAATGAACACAGATATTCAACTGTCGAAAAGCTTCTGGCTGCGCGAGTTCATCAGCAGCCAAATTGCCGCGCGCATGGGCTGCGAAATCATACCAACTGATCAGAACGTCACGAATCTGCGTTTGCTTTGCGAGAACGTGCTGCAGCCAATTCGTGACCAGCTTGGTCGCGTGATCACAATCACCAGCGGTCTACGTCCCACCTGGTTAAACAATGCAATCGGCGGTGCACTGGGTTCTGAACATATCGATGGACGTGCTGCAGACTTTCTCGTTGCTGGCTATACGCCATATGCCGCGACCATGGCAATAAAAGAAATGAACTTGCCATTCAATCAATTGATTCACGAGTTCGGACGCTGGACGCATGCAAGCGTTCCGAAAGTTGGTGATCTACCAAAGCGATCGATACTGACCGCGTGCGTAATCGAAGGCCATACAGTCTACAAGCCAGGAGTTTTGCAAGCATGAGCACAGCACAATCGATTTTCAATTTTCTCGCAGAGGCGTTCGCAACGCTGCTTGCGCATACGCAGTTTGATGCGGTCGTCATCGGCACGCTGACGGCAATTGGTGTAACTCAGTTGGTGAAGGTCGTGGTGATCAACACACCAAGCATTCCAAACGGCCCATGGCGCGTTTGGTACATCACTACCGCAATGACCGGTCTGACTATTACCGTATTGTTGTGGCCAACTCTCTTGGGCTTCGCATGGGGACTCGCTGCCGGCACGCTATTCGCGCCGATGGTGTACTTGATCGGTACCCGACTCTTATACAAGTACTTCCCGGATCTGGAGTCTAAGATTTCAGCAACGCCGCGGGTGCCGAAATGAGTAAGCTGAATGAATTATTAATCGCTTTGGCGGAAGCACGCGCCAGAGATTGCGGGCAGAACGCAGCGCTTGAAGCCTTCAACCAAGAATGTAAAGCCGAAGCTGAACGCACTAAACAACGTTTAAGTGATATTGCTTTAGGCAAGAATCATTTTACCGTATATGAACTGTCTTTCTCTGCCTATGCCGTGTGCAAATGCGGTGCCGGTTTAGCGTATCCAGACGGCATTGGGATGCACGGTGCGTGGTACTGTTCCGCGTATCTATTGGGAAATGATGCTAAGCCAGCAATTAAACATGAAATCTTTCCGTTCGCTTTCTATGAAATAAAAAGTGAATCGCAGCCATCCGCTGAAGGTTGGACTACGCGCCCACCCGGTACTCATGTTGAGATAGAACCGCATTACGTTTGCCTTACTTGCAAGCATAGCGGCAAATGGCCTCAAGTCAGGCCAAACAAACAAGGCCGTGCCTATCAAGAAACCCTGTCGTGCGAAAAGTGCGGCGAGCGACATAGCAATAACGACGGATCACTCAGCATGAAGATTGATACACGCTGGCATGACAAGGTGGTCGATGACGCACCTATTGCGGATCAAGGCGGTGCGTTATGAACATTCCAATCATTCCGCGTTGGATGCACCTCTCGGCTTGCGTATTGCTTGGCCTGTTAATTGGCTGGGCACTATGGCATCCAGTTGCCGTGCATGTTGAAACCGCTGCGCCTTCCATCATCTTGCCAGATGGTGCACACGTGCTGGAACGCGTGCCCGACGCGCCGGTACCGGAATCAATCAAAGATGCCGTGAAGGAGCTGCCAGGCGCGAAGCTTGAGCGCGCGGTGACGTTGACCGTAAAGCCCAAGCCAAAGGCAACAACCGCGCTGAATGCCGCGACCAATTGCGAGCCGGTGCATATCGACCTTGGCCTTGTCGCAATGAAAGACGATACGCACAGGGTGATCGCTACATCATCGGACGGTGAGATTGTCGGCGGGATTGACATTCCAGTTCAGATGCCAGCCCAGCAGCGCCAACTGAAATGGGCAATGGGCGCTCTCTATGACCGCATTAATAAGAGATACGGCGGATTCATCGACCGCGACCTTGGCCCGTTCCGCTTGGGCATCGATGTCGTCCGAAATAATCCGGATCTGGGTTATCGCGGGTATTCGGTCTTTGGCCGGATTGGGATCAGGTTTTAGGAGGTTCCGGCGGTTGCCAATACCGCCTAGTGGATACCTGCCGAGCCCCGCACTTGCTGCACCTAAACCGTCTGCGACCTTCGGCCAGCTTGTCGCGATCTTCGGCTGATATGTCTGTCATGCGCATATTCACGGAGTAATGGCACGTCGTGCACTCAATGGACAACCATTGCTCGTATTCAATATTGATTTTGGCTGAGTAGGGCGCGTCGTCCATGATCAATTGCTGCGTGTAATCAGCACCGTGCCGTCGTCCTGAAGTTTTACGCCATCCGCAGTGCCTTGGCAATCGCAACCTTGGTGCCACACTTCCGCATCTTGCGGCATCGATCTCAATAATTCGATCAATTCGGAGACGGTAAGCACTTCGGCCGTTTCGTCGTCATCGGCATGAATCCTTGTTTGTTTCATTTTAAGTACCGGTTAATTTGAATTCCCGGATCATAGCAGGCGCGGCCCACCTGTCGGCACTCCTTGGGGACGCCATTTCTAGGCCGTATTCAATACGGCCTGTTAATTCACGAGTCAATACGATTCGCTGAATCATTGAAGTGACCAGGGCGCGGTCACTATCCAAACTCAACAGCATTTCGCGAACGATCGATGGTGTAATTTCTGCCATCGCATTACCCGCTCGACGTTCTGCATCCAAAGCATTTGCTTCGCGTTCCAGCGATTCAATCTGCCTGCTCATATCTTCCACCAAGCGCACATACACTTCATCATTCTGTTGCAATGCGAGCATCGCGGCACGGTCTTTTTTCTTTTTCAGTTTCTCAATCTCATTGCGTACCGGCTCTGCTGGATCATTCAATTGCACTAACTGTTTTGATTTGGCAGTGATGGCGTTGATCAATGATTCGGAGCGCAGATCCTCACGCAGCTTGACAAGCACGCCGCGCTCTAATTCATCACGCTTGATCCGCTTGCCGCTTCTTCCATCGCGCGGCTTCAATCGGTAATGGATGCCGGCACCAACCCATAGCTGGCCATCTTCAGTTTGCAGCAGCCCAGACAATAGGTAATCGCTTCCAGATGCTTTCGCCGCACTCACTGCCTGACCAATCATGCTGGTTTCTAACTGCGCAATAATAGATTCAGCCTGTGCATCACTAATCATTGCCGGATGCGTGTCGCGTTGTATCACCCACTCCGATCGATCACGCCGCTTTGCCTTGCCACTCCCGCGGGCTTTCTTTGCGTTGTGTCGATTCCAAACCGTGTGCCCCGCATAAACGAGCGCGTTCCATTCCATGTCAACCAGTGTTGCAGGCGGTAAGTCGATGCTGCAGCGCTTACGCGCTTCAACACGCGGTATTCCACTGGCGCGCAATTTAAGAAACTTCGCCAAGTGATCCATGCCAGCAACCGCGATCAGCTTCGATTTCATTACCGGCTTGCCATCGCGAATTGTGCCGGTTGCTTCATGCTGTAACTGGTATCCATACGGCGCACGCCCGCCGGCACGCCAACCACGTCGCACATTCTCACGCATGCCCGCGAGGCCTTTCTCGCGCGACATGATCGAGTGCACTTCGTCCATCGCTTCGAGCACGGATTCAAGAATCACATTTGAAATGGGATCCGTCTCGGGCATCTTGGCGATGATCAACTCAACACCACGCCGGCGGCACTCATGACGGAACGCCTGTGCGATGTATCTACCGCGTGCAATGCGTGATGTATCGAATACCAGCAGATGAGACCAACCGCGATTGGCGTTCTTTATGTCTGCAATCAATTCTCTGAAAGCAGGGCGATCATCTGTAGATCCGGATTGCACGGCGTCTTCATAGGTTTGTTGTATCGTCAGCCCGCGCTGCACTGCCAGATTGTTCAGCTCCAGCAATTGAGCGGATAGGCTCACGTCGTTGCGATCCTTGCTTGATCGCAGATATGCGGCAGCCGGAGTCATGCCCCTGTAACCTCTGTATTAGTTTTTCACGAATCAACTCTACCATAGCATCTGGATCGGGGGAGCCGATAGAGGGGAGCCAGGTGATTGTTGCCTGTTTCCGGCTCATTCTGGTTCCCGAACGATGCTCACGGTTTGACGTTTGGTGAGCGCAATCGCTTTCTCTGCCGCTGGTCCGTCCGGGAAATGAATCACAACGCTGACGCCTCGCAGCAGTCGTGTAACGCCCGCGACCTGACCTTGTAACCCGGTTTCGCGCTGGTACGCGGCACGGCACGACGCTTTGCAGAAGTACTGCCCCGGCTTGCGTGCCAGAAACATGGCGTGGCATTGCGCGCAGGTCGTCATCTCTTGCTGAGCGTCAGTTGTACGCGTACGCGGAGCTGTTTGGATGGTCATGCTTCATGCTCCCGTAAGCATTCGCCATGCTGTTGCGGCGCAGAGTGGAACTTGTGCATTGCCCAAGGCTTTAATTCTGTCCACCCTATGGGGAAGCCCATGAACCATTCGCACCACTCCGGGTTCAGTGGCCCACCAATCTCCGCGTTCAATGGCTTTGTATTGCGTTCCATTTGACTCGGTGCGCCATTGTTCTTCGCATCTTGTGCCGTCAGTGTCGGCATCTTTTGAATTGCTGTCCGCAAGCTCATCCCGCCTTGACGACCTTGACTGCCAGGACCTCCCGTCGCATCGGCGCGAGTTAATGTCGGCACGAGCATTACTTGTGCACTCAGCTTCGGTTCGCCTCGGCTGTTGAACTTCCCCGCTTTGCGATTCACTGCATCGTCTGCCACCAATGTTTGCAACAAGCCAGAAGCGGTCGCGTTGATGCCACGCACCGACATCGGCAGCTCCCAGCACTGTCCATCGACAGTCATACCCGAGCGCGGCCAAGTCACTGAGCACGACGTCGAGTCCTCGAACAAGGATTGCTGGGCTGTTTTCCACGTACACGAAATTCGGTCGAACTTCGCCAATGATACGGGCTGACTCTTTCCACAAGCCCGAGCGCGAGCCGGTAATGCCCGCACCCCCCCCTGCGACGCTGATGTCCTGACATGGAAAGCCGCAAGATATGACGTCAACAATGCCGCACCATGGTCTGCCGTCAAACGTTCGCACGTCAGACCAAATAGGAAAGGCTTTGAGTAATCCATCGTTTTGTCGTTGCGCAAGTACGGCTGCTGCGTAAGCATCACATTCAACTGCGCACACTGTTCGCCACCCGAGAATTTTTCCACCGAGTATTCCACCACCAGCGCCTGCGAAAAGAGCCAACTCATGCATTCGGCCCACTCAGCGATCGCTTCATTCTAGCGATGTGGCCACGCAAAGCCGCAGCACGACGTTTTTCTTTTTGGTACCTCTCATAGTTTTCATCGTTGCGGTTTTTGTAATGTTCAAGATCGCGCTTCAATTGATCATAGCTACTTGTGAGAGTCGTCAACCGATCAACCAGTATCTCACTGGCGATTGCTATGCGTTGCAAGCAACCGATTTGAATTTCTTCGTTGGTCGCCTGACGATCGCCGTTCGGTCGCCATGCGATTTTCGACTGCGCAATAAATGACATGTTGCTCATTGATCAATCCTCTTGCCAGTCAGTGCGCTGGTCATCTGTTTTTCTTGGCGAGCCTTGCGAACTGTTTCGTGCACAGCCTTCATGATTGCGATCTGTCGATCAGCCGTTGACTGCCTGAGCGTGCCGCGTGCTACCCATTGCGGGTATAAGCGTTCCCGCATTGCAAGTTCTCGATCAATCTCTTTGAGTTGATCGTCAAGCGACGCATCGCCGATTGTTTCGGGAAATAAGTCGCTCATGCTGCCGCCTTCAACACCGCGTCGATGTTCTGTTTGATGACTTCGAACTCAGGCACCCATACCCAGGGATTCAAATCCCATGAGCCTTCACCGTTGATCGATTCCCACAGCAACCTGAATTGATGGCAATAGCTATAATCTGTTCGTGATTCATCCGGATAAAAAATGTCGCGAACCTGAACGCCTTCCGCCTTCGCATCCGCTTCGCTGATGTCCTGCAGTTGCTCTACCTTCATGCCGGTCATCTTGAGCGTGAGCCTTGAAGCCCAGCGAGGCATGTGAATAGATGAATTCCAAGGCACATCCATCGTTTCACCTGAAAACCCCGTGTAACATGAGCCATTCTTATCGCAATCTGTTGCCCGGTAATAAAGCAATTCACGAGCATCGGGTACTTCCTTAAATGATAATCCCCTCTGAACTTTGTAGTGATCGCAATACCATGTCTCACGCACCCACAAATAGCCGCCTTGTTCGCCATACGGAAACTTGATTTCTTTAATGTGGCCGTCGGCCATGTCCATCACCGCGCCGCTAGCACTGATGAAAATATTTTTCCCTTTAATTATGCGCCGCGTCTGGGTCTTACGACCTTCGAGCAATGCGTGAATCATTGGCGCGCTGAATAGGATTGGATGCGCTTTCATGATCCGCCTTCCTTATGCTCTGGTGAAAATAAATTGCGAGAGGAAACGGCCCGCCCACCTTTCAGCATGGGTAGAGTTGAGCCAACCGTTCCCCCTCGCAATGTTCTGTTGAATGTCATTACTTATCTGTCCTGTGCTTCGCACGAATACGTTTGTTGATTGAGCCGCACGCGCCCAGTGTCATCGCATGTGTCGGCCATCCATAAACGTATCAGCCAATTGGCAAGCAGTGCATACAGCAACACTGCAGCGATCGACATTACGATGATGAATTGAGCGCGTGACATGCTGGTGCTCAAAAGGGAATATCGTCATCGAACCCGTCGTCGCCAGCAGGCGGTTCTGTAGTTCGGGTCGATGCTGGTTGCTGTTGCCGTTGCTGGCCTTGCTCACCACGATTCCCACCAAGCATTTGCATTTCACGACACACGACTTCGGTGGTGTATCGATCCTTGCCTTCTTTGTCCTGCCACTTGCGGGTGCGAAGCTGCCCTTCGATATAAACCTGCGAGCCTTTCCTCAAGTACTCCGCACCTATCTCCGCCAGTCGCTCAAACATCACAACGCTGTGCCATTCGGTGCGCTCTTGCTTATCGCCGGTTTGCTTATCAGTCCAGCCTTCACTGGTTGCAATGCGAACGTTTGTGACCGCTTTGCCGCTCGGCATGTACCTGGTCTCTGGATCAGCACCCAGATGACCGACCAAAATTACTTTGTTGATTCCGCGTGACATGCTTACCTCTGAATAGCCTTTCTGAATGTTTTGGTGAATGTTGAATTGATGGTGTAACCGCGTCGCATCAAGGTTCTCGCCAACCGAATGCGGTCATCCCGACTACGCGTTGACTGACGGAACAGACCGAAATAACTATTTGCTACTTCATAGATACGATCTGCGGCTACGGTACTGATGCGATGCACAGCGTCATGAGCAGTGCGGCGTCGAGTGATGCGTCGCCATGGCTTGATCACCTGGCCGACGAAGTCAATGCCGCGATCAACTGGTTGCACTATCGTTTTGGCGGGATTCAGCTTGATCGCCAACCGCTGCAACAGAAACGCTTCAATCCGCAGCCTGGCTGCATTCAGCCACTGCGGGCTTTCATGCAATAAAATGAAGTCATCGACGTATCGAATGTAATGACGGGCACCGATGACATGCTTCACGAACTGATCGAGTTCGTTCATGTACACGTTGGCAAAAAACTGTGATGACAGATTGCCAATCGGCAGGCCATTGTTCGCCGACTGATTGAACAGGCTCTTGTGTGCTGGCACCAACGCAAGACGATCAGCACTGCTTTGCACTTTGATGCATTGGCGCGGGTCATGAAGCAATACGGTTTCAGTAAGCCATAGCCACCATGGCTCACCGATCTTGGCTGCCAACAGGTCGCGCAATATTGGCTTGTCAATGCTGACAAAGAAGTTTGCAATGTCGCATTTCATGTAGAACGTGCGATGCTGCCAATTCTGAGTGATGCTACGCACCTTGGCTTCCAGTCGCTTTGCCGCGTACAGTGTGCCACGGCCTTCGATACAGGCGCATGAATCGACAATGAATGAATTAAGGAAGCGAGGCCCGATTCGGTTGTACAGCAAATGGTGCACGATGCGATCACGGAAGTCGGCGGCCCAGACTTCGCGAGGTTTCGGTCGCGTGATGACGAAACAGATTGATTTTCCAGGGCTGTAATTCCCCGACAGCAATTCGTCGTAAAGCTCAATTAGTTTGGTTTCGAGATTGGCTTCGAACTGCAGCGCAGAGCGCGTATTGCGCTTGTGCTGGCGACAATCGAAATATGCATTGACGACTTCTTCAAAAGAAAGATCAGCATGACCAACATCGGCACATTGATTTGCGAACGGCACGAACCCGATTGTTGTTGTTCTTGTTCCAGTTGTTCTGGTTGCCATTGTTGAAGTTCTGATTCCAGGCATAATCGCTGTCATCAGTGTGCTGTATTGGTTTGCGCTATCCACGTCGCCACACCGAAGGCTGTCGCCGATCAGTGCGGAAACTGCGCCGGAGCCGTCACGGCATTCGCCGTCGCTATCCTCTACGCGCATGTCGGTGGCTTCATTTGCCAGCGGCGCAACCAGATCAATAGTCGCGCAGACCTGGTCGCCATGACGATCAAGTAACGGGCGATGCCGCATGTTTCCTCCATCCGTTTATCTGACGTCCAACGCTGGCCGTCAATTCAACCGCTTTGGCGTATTGTGTTTTTGAGATGAATCGCTTGTCTTGGCAAAGACGTAGTAGCAATTGCAGCTCTTCATTGCGCTCAAGCAAGGTATCGAGATGCGGCGACTTATTCCGCGCGCAGTTAGCCTTGAGAATGAGCAACACAATATCTACACACAGATCCCGGACGCGGCTGCCTATCGCTGCCTTGAACGCGCGTGGCATGTTTTGCACATAGTCCACGGCCACGTTCAGCAGCTCGTATGCAACTTTGTAAACTGGCAATTGTGTGTAAAGGGCCATGCTGATAAAAAATTGTTAAATTACTGAATTATTAATCTGCGAACGGCACGAACCCGAACGTCGCTGGTCTTGGTCCAGTAGTGCTGGCCGCCACTGGTGAAGGTCTGAAGCCAGGCATAATCGCTGACAACAGTGTGCTGCTCACGGAGCCAATAACATTCTTGTTTGAATAACTGCGGCACGGTATCCATGAGTCGACGCCCCTCAGTTCGTGAGGGCAGCGTGAAATCATTGAAGCCATTGGAGTTGATTTCGCGAGCCCATTTCGTCGCAACATTCCAATTCGTGTATCCATCGAACTCTGGACCCGCAATCAGAATATAGGGTTGTGCGCCATCACGGCCGCTCACTATGCCTGCATAGATGCCGCCCTGCTTATCCCAGTACTCACCGAGCGCAGGCGTGCCGAGCTTAATTTCTAATGCTGCCGCCGCATTTAAAAAGCTTAAATAGATATT